GATCTTGGTGCTGAAGTTGGTCCACCGCCACCAACTGTAATTGGAATATCACCAGCAGATATAACAACTCCAGTGGGATTAGATACAGGACTCATAGTAGGTCCAGGTTGAGCGTATTCATTTGATAGTCTAAAACCACCAGCTCCACCTCCTCCAGATCCTGCTCCACCGCCGCCAGCAACTACAAAATAATCAACTGTTGCTTTTGGTCCACCACCTGCCGTAACTGCAAAAGTGGCATCACTTGTGAAAGTGTGAATTTTAAAATCACCATCAGTTGTGATTGTTCCACCAGTGGCTGTAATGTATTCATCAACAGCTCCACCAGAACCAAAACCTAAAATTTGAAATCCAAAAGATCTTGTAGGTATGTGTGTGACATTACCTTTATTATTTTTAGATCCGTCTATTTGAGATAGATAGTCTTGTATTTTATCCATTTATCACTCCTATTATGCGTCGTTAGCAGCATCAGTAGTGAAGAATAATTTAACACCTAAAAGTTTTGCATCAGCTGTTAGATCGTCGGCTGAAACATCTCTTGATATTTGAAAGAATACATACTCATCTGTACTAGGTGAGCCTGCTATCGTAACTGCTCCACTTTCTGCTGTAACCGCTAAATCGTTTGCTGTACCACTCATAGCTTTAGCTGTAGGTGCAACTGCAGTTCCAAATGCAGTATTTAATGACCCGTCATCTGCTAATGCAACACCTTGTAAAGCCCATGATGTAGTTCCTGTGTTTGTTGTGTTTGCTGTAAAGAACGCTTGAAAAGTTACTGTACCCTCATTCCATGATTTTGGAAAAGCAACAGCAAATTGTGCGAACTCATCTGAATCTTTGTCAAAATCTAAAGTTTTTAATTCTGGTCCGTTACCTAGTTCTGTCTGTGCAATGTTAGCACAACCATTCGTAGTGTTAGGATACATAGCTACAGCTGGAACCCAAATAGTTTCTTTACCTGCAATTTTAATAGCAGCTGTATTATCGGCTCCATCTACGGCTTGAGCTACCCCAGATCCGTTTGGTGCTATAACAATGTTTCCATTTGCACCATCAGTTATTGTAATTGTACCTGAATTAGTTCCTGAGTTAGTATCTAAAATTAAATTGTGAGCACCACTGGATGTAAGAGTAGCATTTGCTGCTCCTGTTCCAATTCTAGTTTCTCCAGTTCCTTTTGGTTTAATATGAACATCAACGTTAGTTTCTCCACTTGCACCTAAGATTGGTGGATTACCTGTTGCAGCATTAGTTACTTCTAATTCATTTACTGCTGAAGTTGTTGTTTGAAATATAATTTGTTCATTCCCATTTGCGTCTGCGATAAAACCTGCATCAGCGATTTTTGGAGCAGTTAAAGTTTTGTTTGTTAAAGTCTCTGTGCCAGTAAGTGTAACATCACCTGCTGGTAAAGTATCAATATCTGGATTAGTACTATCGTTTGCAGTTGCAAACACAACTGCATCGCCTTTGTTCCCTGCTGCAAAAGTAAAACTATCTCCTGAGCCAGTTACATATTTAAATTGAACTGTGTGAGAACCTGATGTTGAATTTCTTAAAAAATAAAAAGTTTGAACATCTAAAGGTATTGTAACAACTGCATTGTCAGATAATGACCCTGTAAACTCAATCATTCTGTGTGATAAAGTTGCTCCAGTTGATCCATCTGAAACAGATAAATTAACTGTGCCACCACTTGTTACTGCTTGTGTTGTGTATCCACCAGATATTTGTTCAATAATTTCTAAATTGGTATTAGTCTTCGTACCCCAAGTACCGGCGTTTTCACCTGTTGCTTGTTTTTCTATACCCAGAGGGGTAAATGTTGATGCCATATTTTTCTCCTATGCTACGTCACTATAACTTGTATTCGAACCTGTTGCAACATCAGAATAAGTTTTATTCGACCCAGTGGAAACATTACCATGAGAGGCATTCGATCCTGTGCTTGGAGTAGAATAACTACTATTCGATCCAGTTGACGGTGTACTATAAGTATTATTTGAGCCGGTGTCAACATTTCCGTAAATAGGAATTGTTGTTATATTTCCTAATCTTAAAGTGCCAGATAGACCCTCCAAACCTATTATTATATCAGCAGGAGTTATTGATCCTACAGCAGAGGATATAGATTGTCCTGATACTCCCATAACATCTGCAGGTGATATTGATCCTACAGACATTGTAGAGGATATACCCGTAGGTATAACTATAGGATTAGACGTTACTACAGCGGATCCTAGAGAAGATGAAATAGATTGAGATTCTAAACCTACAGCTTGATCTGGTATTGTAGCAAAAGATCCAACAGATGACGTTATTGATTGTCCTGATATTCCTATTACATCAGCAGCTACTAAAGAACCAACACTTAATGTAGATTCTTGACCAGTTAATCCCATTACATCTGCAGGAGTTATAGAACCAACGCTAGGTGTAGCCTCTTGACCAGTTAATCCCATTACGTCCGCAGGGCTTATTGATCCAACACTAAAGCTAGAACTTACACCTGTAGGAGTTACTAAGCTATTTACAGATGAACCAAAAGGCTCTTCTCCCCATCCATTTCTACCCCAACCAACTAAAGTTCCAACACTTGTTATCTCACCTAAAGTTGATGTTATCTCACCAGGTGAAGATATACCAATTACATCCGCTGGAGAAATTTCTCCAAGTGATGAAGTTATAGATTGACCTGTTAATTCTACTTGTTGAATATCGCTTGCATCAACAGTGCCTAAAGATGAAGACATTGATGCTCCACCAACTTCTACAGTAAATGCAACACCCCATCCTGAGTTATTCCATGCTTGTCTACCCCAACCAGCAAAGTTAAATCCATCAGCGTTTCCAAGTGAAGAAGTGATAGAGAATCCTGTTGGAGTAACTATAGTTTCTGCATCAGCTGTTGCACTTCCTTGTAGTGCATCCATTTGTTGAGGCATTGAAACTTCAACAGTCGTAGTATCAAAAGCGTCTACAGATCCAACAGAAGATGACATGGATATTCCATCAAGTTCCTGAGCGTATTGAACACCCCATCCTGAATTATTCCATGCTTGTCTACCCCAACCCGATATATTAAATCCGTCTGCTGTTCCTAAAGAAGATGTAATTTCTAGACCAGTTACGTTAACAGCTGGATCATTACTCTCACCCCACGGTTCAAGACTCCATCCATCTCTTCCCCAACCTTGAGAATTAAATCCTGTTATTTCTCCAACAGAAGCAGAGAAAGAAATACCTGATAAAGTTACTGTAAAAGTTCCACTCCAACCGTCTTCACCCCAACCGTCTGATCCCCATCCAGCTTCGTTAAAAGCGTCTACAGAACCAATTGATGATGTTATGGATATACCTGTTAAAGAAACAGCTATTACTTCAGATTGCCATGTATTGGCTCCCCAAGTGTTATTGCCCCAGGTTGATGCCATAAGGAAAGCCTCCTTATGCTAGTCTTATGATCGCGTCAGAAGCGTCTGCTGTAGGAAATTGAATAGTGAAAGTTCCACTAGTTACAGTTTTATCAGCACCAAATGCAATCACTGCAACAGCGTCAGTTGTGCTTGAACCACCGTCTGTTGTCGTATTGTAAATTAATGCACCGTTAGCTGTGAAAGAAGCTGATGTAAATGATACATCAGAAAAATCTGTAAATGCTGTTGTTGAAGATAAAGAAACTCCAGAATTTGTTAAAGTAGCACCACCAGCTGTGTAAGCAGTTCCTGATGAGTTAGTTATCTCATTAGAAGTAGAGTAGTCTTCAGTGGATGCACCTAAAGATGCTGAACTAGTAAATAAAGCTATTTTAAAAGTGTGTCCACCAGATGCTTGAAAATCATGTTTACCTTTTAACAGGTCTCTTTTAAAAGTTGATGTTATTGCCGATGTAATTGCCATATTTATCTCCTATTATGGGTTTGCTGAGTTTATTGGTATTCGAACAGTACCATCAGTGTAGTCGTCTCTTCTTCGTCTTCCAACTTGCTCGTTAGCAAACTTCTGTACTTCCGTTCTATACTTTTGCTCGTATAATGTCAACATATCTGCTGGACCTTTTAAAAAGCCATAAGTCTCTGCCAAACAGCAATATAATAAGCCATTTGGGAAATTTACGCTGATATAATTAGTTTGATTACTAGACTCTAGGGTAGCTGGCATTTTATTAAAATGCACTCTAAATCTATAAGTAGTGTTAGGAACAGGAGCAACTATAATTCTTCCAGAATTAGTTTCACCATCTCCTGTAGCTCCACCATACATGGCATAATATTTAGGTTTACCTTGGGCAGCTGATGTGCCCGTAACATCTTGATATTCTTGTAAATATGTAAAATCTTTTTTTTCTAGCCATCTGTTAGCTCCAGTAAGTTCTGTTCCAGCTGTATCATAAACTTGTATGCCTCTTATAAAAAGAGCCCCAGCTGGCACATTTATTGATTCTTGACCAGCAACAAAATTAGCAACTTGTTGTTGTCTATCAGCATCAATAGGAACATCTCTCATTATTCTGTATTGTGCGTTTAAAATAATATTTTCTAATTGATCTGTAGATAAAACATTTGAATCTACTTCTGTATAATTTCTAATTTGTGTAACCAAAGTGCTATAACTAATTCCTGCCATTATGCTGATAGTGTGACTGGTCCAACTGAACAGCCATCGCCTCCTCCTTTTACTCCACCCTTTGTAGCAGTATCTGTATCAACTGTAAAATGGAAAAAATTAGCGACAGAGAAATCACTAGTATTTCTAGCATCGTTTACATAGAGACCAGTTGTAATTGTATAACCAGCAGATTTAGCTATATTAACTCCAGTTATGCCATCAAAACTTTGTGGGTTTGCAAATTGAAAAGATCCTCCTGATGCAGTGGTTGCAAGAGGGGCTCCTCTAAATCTTTTAGTATCTCCATTTGTTATTCCATGTCCTGGTGCTGTAACATTTATTATTCTAGATCCTGCTTCATAAGTTTCAAAAGCATCTGTTGGTAATAAATATGGAACAGCGTTCTCTGTTCTAGGTGGTCTAACATTACGCAAGGATATTGCATCACCATTCATAGGTTTTGGTTCTAATTGTGGTTGCTTTGGTTCAAATTCTGATATGTGCACAAAAGATCCATTCCATTCTCTAACCATTTCTTTGTATGGAAAAGACATACCAGATCTATCTGATATAGCTTTTGCGTATTTTCCTGTTGCGTATTTTGCCATTATGTTCCTGGGTAATAAGCTTTTGGTGTTATGTAAGTGCTAGACGCAGAGCCATCTTCTGCCAACGCTCTAGCAAACTCATCTTCGTAAACTAGTTTCATAGGTTGTATTAATTCTGGTTTATATTTTTGTGCTAAATAGTAAGATAGTCCTGATACCATGCAAGGTACAAATCTAAATGGTACATCTGTTGCATTAGTGTAATCACCCACATCTTGTATTCTTTTAATATAATAAAAATGCATATCTTTTGATGCATTTGTTGAATCTGGTGTTGGATAAACGTGTATTCTAACTTTATCTATAAATCTCTCTACCCAGTACTGATTAGGTGTTCCTTTTGATAGTTTGTTAGAAAACGCTGCATAAGTAGATCTATCTACTTTTGTCATTGGTGAATCTGATTGAGTTGTCTGTGTTCTGTTAGATCTTAATTGTGCTTCTAAAACGTCAGACATTCCGAATACACTAGCTGGAGTGGATGTTGCACTTGTGCCGTCATCAGAGGATCTAAAAAAATCATACTCTGCTTGTCCTTCTATTAAATCTAAATCAAGCTCATCTATTTCCCAATAGTGAATACCTCTGTTTCCCCATTCTTGAAAAAGAATATTTAAAGATCTTCTTGCATTTTTTAGTTGATAACCAGCTACGTTCTGTAATCCAATACGTTCAAAAGATTCTTCTATTATCTCATCGATAGCAAAAGTTTTATCGAACGTAGCCGTTCCTGAAGTTGTATTAGCCATTTAAACTCCTAGTATATTTTCAACCACTCACAAACAACTGTAGCTGTATCACCACTAGTGCAGGCTGGTAATGTTAAATTAACATCTCCAGTTACTCCAGTGGCTTCGGTATTTTTTAAACCACCAAAGCTAGAGAAATCAAATTCCATTTCTCCATTTAAAGTTAAAAATGCAACATCAGTGTCTGCATCCCAAGCCATTCTTAAAGCGTCAACTTGAGCTGTAACTGAAACATTAAAACTAACTTTCATAAGTCTAACTCTAGAGCAAGCCGCACCCGTTGAAGGGTTTGTTGTTAAAGCTGAAACATCAACTATTTTAGTTGTGCCACCTGAACTATCAGAAACCACATTGTAGTGTGTGATTAATTTTTTTGCTCCGTCAAATACTGCCGTAGTACCTGTTAAGTTTAATACTGTATCTGCCATGTTTTCCTCCTTTTAAAGGGCGTCTGCATTACCAGACGCCCCGAGTTAATTATTAACTATTTGCAAAAGGTGTTGCTTCGGTACCTGTACCGATTAACACAGCTTCTACTAAATATACGTTGTCCTCAAGTGCAGTGATAGTAACTGTACTACCTTTATCTCCACCTGTAGTTCCACCGTTCATGCTTATAACATCGTTAGCTGATGCTGGAACAAATGTACTGTTAGTACCATCTGCTACGTTTACGATAGTCGCGTGACCAACAAATTTGTCTGTCCCGTCAGTTTTAATATCGCAATCTGTACAATCTGTGCCTACAAAAAATTTGTAGACTGCACCTAAGTGACTGTTCACATTAGGGTCATCTTGTCCAGCAGAAGCACCTTTGCTATCTGCTTTAATTGTTGGAAGTGTAATAGCACCATCAGCATCATTCACTTTAATAACTTTACCTGCATGGGCAGCGAAAGTTAAAGTAGTTTCTGCTGTGATGTTTACCACTTCATCAGGTCCCGCAGCCACAAACCCTCTTTGGGAAACGACTGGTCCTGAAAATGTTGTTCTTGCCATGATTATATCCTCCTAGTTTACAGATCGCAGTCTCTAGGCCGTCGACTATACGCGTCTACGATCTTTTAATAATTGTATAGTAAGAAAGTTATACTCTTATTTTTTAAAGAGTGCAAGAGAGCCTGTGCTTTGGTTTGAATTTATCCAAGATGTAGCTTTTTACTAAGTAGCTACGGAAACTTCGGGTGCAGCGTCTTCTATCTTGCCAGAAAGAGTAGCTATTTTAGCCTCTTCTTCCTTAATTAGATTGACAACTTCTCTGATTTTTTTGTCAATCCTAACCATGTCCAAAGTGTACCTTTGGTTATCACGCTGATGCACCGCCCACTCTGTCTCTAGACCCCTCTTCTTCTTGTAAAGGTCTCTGACTTGCATTTGCATTTATGGTCTCCTCATAGGTTATCCATACTCTAGATGAATCACAGAATCCATCTTTTTCCCATACTATAGCATTTTCTCCTAGTTTGTCAACTAGGGCGTTTTCAAAGGCTTCTGAGCTGTCCTCCGACATGAGGTCAAAATCAGCATAGTAGCCATATGCTCTAATTTGTACGCGAAATTTTTTCATGATTACTTCCTTTCTACCATAAAAAAAGGGGGCCCGAAAGCCCCCTTTTAATTTAATTTTAGTGCAAATTACGCACCTTCTACGCCAAATATACCTCTAGGGTCAGATACACCAAATGAGTATCTTTCTCTAGCTTTGTATCTTACGTTTCCAGTGTCGAAGTCACCTTCCATTGCAGTTGTTAATGGAGCTCTGTTGAACATTTTCATACCGTTAGGTACGTCTGTAATGATATAAAACGAATCAGTATCAGTTAGGTAATTATTCACTCTATAACCTTGAGGAATCATTCCCATAGACACGATTGAGTTAATGTCATTATCAGCTGTTCCAGTTCTGCCTTGAGATTTTAACAATCTCTCAGCCGTAAATTGATTTTCCGAAGGAACAATCATTTTTACGCCTCTAGCTGCAACTCTAAGACCTCTTTCATCAGTAAATGCGTTAATATCAATTAACGACTGTTCTAATGAAGTTTCGTTAAGATCTGCCTGAGTAGTTAAGGTATTTGAGAAAGTACCTGCTACTGTAGGGTGGTCCGTTGTAAACAAGGCTTTTCCATCTCCAGACTTGAAAGTCGCAGTTGATGGTAAACCGTTGATTAATAACTCAACAGCTTTTACTTGTTTAGCGTTACTCATAGATCTTGCTAAAGCTTTTGTGTATCTAGAAGCTAGTCTATCGTAGAGATTATCTTCGATAGCTTCTTCTGTGATAGCAAATGCTAAAGCCACTGTCTCGTGAGTGTATCTAGCTGTGAAAGTTTCTTGTGCTTCGTCAAAAGAGACTCCTGCACCTTCTGCTTTCACTTGTGCGTTTGCGAAACCAGATAACATTACTTCTTCTTCAAAAGCTCTGTCACTGTTTTCTGTAGTATAAATTTCAGCATGCTGATTTTCATACCTTTTGTATTCCAGCCCAAATAGTGCATTTAGGCCTGGCTCTAGTTCTTTAACTAGTTGCGATCGTGATATTGCCATAGTCTATATACTCCTATTATACTTGGTTGAACGAGTTAAGGTTTGGAACAACAACGCCTGAAAAGAATGCTGCAGTAATATCCTCATTTTCAGGATCTTCTGCTGATCTAATCAGTCTGAACTGTTTGCCGTCAGCACTAGTTTCACTAGTATCTAAAGTCGATGAAGACTTACCAGTGGTATCGCTACCAGCTGATGAGTTCATGTCGTATGTTGCTAGGAACTGTGCTTGAGTTCTCGCCGCGTCCGAACTTACCACGTATTGCTGGAATGGATCGTCCATTACAAAGGCTGTTGTGTCTTCACTGTTAGCCGGTGTGATAGTTGCTTTGTAGAAGTTCGAGAATGTCGGCTTCAAAGTTGTTGCCGCATTAAAGAAGATTCCGTTCAAAACACCTACGATATTTGCAGCAGAACCGTTTCCGCCTACTACATAACCGCTTGAGATCTTGACACATTCACCATTGTAAATAGTTGTGCTGTGGCCAGCATCGATAAAGTACTTACCTTGGCCTTGGATAGATGGTCCACCACCTAATCTTCCAGCTGCAATAAGTCCAAAACCTTGTGTGTTTTTGTTTGCCATAGTTTTCTCCTATTCCAATAATGGTTAACGTTAATTCGATGATAGGGATTAACCCACGAAAATTTAACTTTTCTTTGTACCACCGAAGGTTACACGAGATTGTCTATCAACATTGATAGGCATCCTCTTATCTTGCTCCCTCATTAGATCGTTTGCTACTGCTTCGTTCCTTTGTTTATGACGATTAGCCATATACTCTTGACGTTGCTTCGCGACCTCGACTGGTACCTTCGCAAGTAGAAGGCCTCCAACCCCAATCACTCCCTTGTATTTCCCGTCTTCGAGAACTGGAAAGTCACCTGCATTTTCAACTTCCTCGGCACGAACAAGCTCATAGCCTTCTCTTAATCGTCCAGCTACGTTCTTCGTATCTTGAAAGCCTACTGTTTCGGCTCTTATCCATCTGTACCTGAATCCATCAGGTGCAGGGGGTGCATCTAGAGATGAAGGTGGAACCCACACTTTTGGTCTTTCAGATTTTGACCGTGTTTGGCTCGCACGAGACGTTTTATTTTCTTTTTCCATTTTACGCTCCTCCCGTGTTTTTAATTTGTTTTGCGTACTCTTCGAGTGGCACACCTAATTTTTTAGCGATTGCTACCTGTGAAGATGTGAGTTTCACAGTTTTGCGACCTGGCCTTACGCTTCTTTTAGCAGAAGCCACCGTCTGAACGGGGTCGGTCGATTGCTTATTGTTACTTGTAGCAAATTTATGCGGAAAGTCAACACGGATTCTTTTATCGATTTCTGCATAATATTCATCAGAATTGGAGTCGTAACCTTCTTTTTCGACTAAATCCTTATGAATTTCGAACGCTGTGTATGTCATGGCTCTATCTTTACCAAACCATGTGTTTTTAGAAGCCCAAGCTTCAGCCATCGGATCGCTAGGTTCAGCCGGTGTTGTTGGCTGACTAGGAGCTTCTGAAGGTTTTGATATTTCTCCTCCAGTAGAAGCTGTTGTTCTAGCTTCTTTACTCTGCTCTAGTTTTGCATTTTCAAATGCAAGCGTAGCAATTCTTTTATTAGCTTCAACTTGTGCTTTAGCATCACCTGCTTCTATAGCTACAGCAAGTTCTTTTTGTGCTGCCTCTAAACCAGCTGTGATACTCGTTTCAAACTTTTTGATATACTGTTCATCAGTCTTATCAAACTTTTTTGCTAAAGCTTGTCTTTTTTCTTCAACTGATTTTGCATATTCAGTAGCTGCATCTCTTTGCCTTTCAGCTTCACGCATTTTACGTGTAAGTTTTGCAATTCTAGACTGAACACCCTTACTGTATTCTTCAAGTTTTTCATCTTCTTTTTTTGGTTCTTCTTTAGTTTCTTCTTGTTTTGTTTCTACTGATTCTTCTTTAGGGGCTTCTGTTTCTTCTTTCGGTGTCTCGGTATCAACTACCGATTCGTCTTTTTGTTCTTCAATAGATATTTCAGCACCTTCGCCAGATGTATCTATATCTACTGTTTTTTCTTCTTTTGGCATAGTTTCCTCCTATGATTAATATTCATGCAAGATATCCTCTGGATTCTTGATGGTTGCTAAAACTTCGTCATCGTTTAGCAGACGTATCTCTCCTCCCTCTATTCTTATTCTTGATCCAGCATAACGGGCAAACATTACCCATTCCCCTTCCTTGCACCAAGGACCATCAGGATATCTATCCCTGTCCTTGTAACAATCTGGACCCATTCTTAAAACTAAACCACACTGTGACGCAACTTGTTGTCTCTCTAAGGTTGTTTCGGCCATGTATAGACCTCCTTTAGTTTTCTCTTTCATTTTGAAAGGTAAAACTAACATCCTCCAACCAGTTGGTTGTGGTAGTTTTTGTGAATCTTCTTTTGTTAAATCTTTTTCTTTTTTGACACCTACCAGTTTTTTATTCGGTAGTTTTATTGATTTCGATAACTGTTCCATGTTGCTCCTTATTTTCTAGCAGGTTAGAGAGTTCCTGTTTAGTTGCCTCTAGGGCTGTTATTTGTCCTATTATATAGTTATATTTTTCCATACTGTCAATACCTCCTGACGTTACAGCAACAGATAGTTCATCTGCACGTCTAGATATGTATCTAAGTAGTTTGTTTATTACGGTTTCTAATTGCATCCTTACCTTTCTTTGCTATCTGCACGACTTTGTTTTTACCCATGACCTTAGCTCTTTGCTCCATGACTGTGAGTATTTGTATCTTTCGTGCAAATGGTTTGTTTACTCTTTTTACCTTTGCAACAGTTGCTCTTGCATCTGCAGGTGTTGCAAATTTTATTTTAACTGTATCTTTGGGATTTTCGTCTGTATATAATCTTCTATCAGACCCTTTTGGTTTTTTGCCAGTTCCTACTTTAGGATCTCTTTTTTTTCGCACCAATAACTCCCTTTAAAGCTTTAGCTTGTGCAGCGTGTGTCTTCGAGGCTTTTTTCAAACCTTTGATAACTTTTTTAATAGTTCTTTTTTTCTTTAACATTTCCATCTCCTTCTTGCCTGACGTAGACGTGAGTTTGGATCTTTTGCTGCTTTAGGGAATTTTTTCATTTGTCCTAGTGATCTTGCACAGAAAGATTTTCTGCGTTTGGCAGCTTTTGATCCTGGCTTCACTTTTCCAGTCACGGCTGTTTTTAGTTTAGAACCGGGATTCATTCTTCTATAGGCTTTGACCCCGGCTTTAGTCATGCCTGCTCCAGACTTTGTAGGTCTAAAGTTCTTTTTATTTCTTGCTGGCATTTTACCTTTGGCTGAACCACCATTAGCCATAGCTTGCCTGCCATCGGGTACATTTCCAAAATATTGTTTAGGTTCACCAAACCTTAATCCAAAATCATTTCTACTCATGCCATCACCTTCTTTCCATAATATTTTTTATAGCTTTTGTTAGATACTTTTACCCCACCTAAACTTCCAGAGATATAACTACCCGTATAATTTTTTTGAGCTTGCTCCATCATACTATTCATTCTAGGATTTTTTTTATCACTTGTTGGGGACATTTTATTATTTTTCATTATCTAATACCCATTCTTCTACCCATGAATCCACCCATCATGGCTTTTTTTCTTGCAAATGTTTTTACGTTTGTAGGTTTTGGTCCTGTATTACCCGCTGCTCTTTTTCGTCTGACAGCACTCGCCCTTTGCGAGTCGGTCATCCGTGTGGCTTTTGCAAGTGGCACGCATTTTGGGTACTTCCGTTTGGCGTCCTTCTTTTGTTTTGAACGGCCACATTTTGCAAACGATCCATCTTTTCGCTTGCTTCCAATATCTACCCATTGTTGCTTGAACCATGTTTTTAGACCTTCTTTAGCCATTGTACTATGAATTTTTTCCGACGGCTTCTCTGTTCATCCCTTTGACACAAAGACCGCCACCTCTTAAACCTTGTCTTCTTAATTTTTCAGCTGCTTCTGCAACTCCGCCACCAGCTTTGTATATTCTACCACCCATAGCTTTACTTGGTTTAGGTCCTCTGAAATCTTTTCTTTTTACTCCAGATGGATCTTTAATTTTACCTGCACAGATTTTAGATGCGTAGGCATTAGCATATGCTGACGGATACACTTTAAATTTTCTTTTCGCTGCTGCTTTTCCTCTTGGACAAAGTTTAGTCATTATGCTCTCGCTGTTTGTTTTGCTCGTTTAAAGTCAGATGCTTTTGGTGCACCCTTTGCACCTTTTTTTCGCATCTTTTCACCACGCTTTCTTTTTGCGTGTATGTTTGCGTATAAACCTTTACCCATTATCCGATCACTTTTTTCTTGTTTTTCATTTTACCTGCAGCAATTCTGTCTGCATGAGTAGGATTGGGATTTTTATCTATTCCTGCTTTTACTGATAGCATTCCAAAATCACTTTTTTTATTTTTCTTTTTCTTCTTAGAAAGTGATATTTTAGATTTAACATCCATAGCCCCTACTCCAGTTCTACCTGAACCTTTTTGAAAACCTATTCTACCACCGGCTTTTTTACCCATTGGTGTTGGTTTAAAAGGTTGACCAGAACTATCTGTAGGTTTAGGTCTTATAACACTCGGCGTTTTTGTTTCTTTTTGAGCCTTTACAAACCTATTTGGTTTGATCTGACTTCCAGGCATACTACTTATACCATCTTTTGTCATTATTTTTTTAAAATAATCATCTCTCATTATTTTTTACCTCCGTTTCTAAATACTTGTGTACCCTTTATACCAAAAATCGACGCAACTACAAGTATCCAAAGATTTGTGAACCAACTAGGGAGCGATTGAAAATATTCAAAGAATAATTTAACTTTTTCCATAGCTGCTGGGTCGTCTGACATCACTGCCCACATTAACACAATGATGGGGGCCGAAATAATTACGAGAACAAATTCATCCTTGTAGTCGTTTTGCCTCGCTTCAAGTAATTTACCCTGGTAAGCTTCCTCACCTCGGGCCATTTTCTCGGCATGCATAAGCTGTGCGTCTGACATAGCCATTTTTGTCTTTTGACGATTGGCATATATCTTACTTCCAGCTTGCAAAGCAATTTTTGCTAAACTGAACCAAGCCATTAGTACGCCTTTGAGTTTCTTTTTTTCTCAGCTAGCATTCTGTTCTGTCCTCTAACTGGCATTTCAGGTTTTCCTGTGCCAATATAGTTGAAAGCTTGATCAGCTGTTGTTTTAGATCTAGGATCTACCTCAACTTGCTGTTCTGGAACTGTGCCAACTTTAATTTTATCTAGTTTTTGCATTTTTACTCCTTGTTTTTTTCTTTTCTACACCTTTTATCACACCTTTGTTCTTAGATGCGTAAAAAACTGTTTCACCACGTTTTTTGCCGTATTTTTTTTTCATGGATTTCATGATTTTACGGCCTTTTTCGTTTAGTGGCATTATTCTTTTACCTCTATTGCAGTTATACCTGGTTTATCAGCCTTTGCAAGGCTTACTCCAGCCCTTAATTTAGCTAATTTTTCGTTTAAATCCATTTTTTCTTCAGAGATGTCTTTAGCTTGCATTAATCTTGCTCTTGCAAGATCATTTTTCTCTTGATCGGACTCTTTTTTACGCTCATTTTCCATTGCCTTTAAGTCAACTTCTCTAGCTTTTAATTTTAACAGTGGATCAGAGTCAAATTGTGATGTAATTTTCTTCTCTTCTCTCATAAAGTCTTCAGTCATCTCTGCAATCAACACTGCTTTTCTAGATTCTATCTGTTGAGTTAGCACTTGTAGCTGTTGAGCCACTTGTGGATTAACTGGAGCTTGTTGTTGCATCATTTGAATCTGCATTAACTGCTCTCTAAACTCTAATTGAATCTGTTCTTGGGCCATCAAACTAATATGTTCTAAAATATTTTTTTGTATTGCAGCCATGACAGCAGGATTATTTCTAACCATGTTCGTAGACATAAAATTTAAGTGTGATGTAATATGTGCTCTGTGATCTTGACCAGGAAAAGCTTGAAAAGGTTTACCTGACATAGCCATAATGTGCTCCATACTTGGATCCATCGGTTGAACAGGTGCTGGTGGAGGTAAAATACCATCAATATTTTTTACACCAATAGCTTCGTACATAGTTCTGTATGCTTGATACAAATTGTGTATCTGTGGATTTGATGTAGCTAATTGTAATTGAGTTTGAGCTAATGTTATTCTTTGTGACATAGAAAATATATTAGGATCTGCAACGGGTAGAATATCTATTCTATCATCAAAGTCTGTTTGTTTAATAACTCTAGCACCGCCAACAACATCGTATGGATATTCTGGTGGTAGATATGTAGAAATAATTTTTGATAATAATTTAAACTCATGTCTCATAGAGCTATACAATCTTTTGTGTATCGCTGACATCACTTTCGATCCTCTTTCTAAAAGAGCGATAGTTGTGCCTACAGCTGCGTTCTGTGTGCCTTCACCAATTTGTAGTTCAGATATGGCCGCGAATCTTTGACCAGCTTGTACAACAATACCCATCAGTTGTAGTAATGTTGCAGATGGTTCTTTGTATGGTAGAGGGAAGAAAGCCTCTCTTAAATTACCACCCGGTGCATCAACATCTTTAAATTCACCTGGTTGTATTGGAGCTGCCTCGTCTCTAACTCTTACACCTCTTTGTTTAAATCCTGCAGGTAAGTTTGATAAAGTCCCTGCATCTAATAATTGGCGGAGAGCTACTGTTGCAGTTCTACTCAATCCGCCAATCATATGTATTAATCCAAATCCGTAAAAACCTAGTCCTGGCAGAAATTTAAAGTGGACAAAGTATTGTACTCTTTGTTTTTTTGGATCATTGGGTGCATAGTTCCTTCTGATAGAAAGAACCGTTCCGCTACCTTCTTCAACAGTTACGATGTAAGGTAGCTTGATACCAGTAGGTTTCCCTTCTGGACCAATATCTTCAAAGCCCTCTAAATCTAGATCCACATGACACTCTAACAAAGTATACATAGGAATTTGTTTTCCAGATTTTTTAGTGCCCTCTAATTCTTTTTCTTTTTTTGAAACTTCATCATTAACAGTCATACCTGGTGGTGTTAACTCTACATCAGAATAAAAACCTGCTACTTGTTGTTTTCTTAAATCATTCTCAGATATTTTTACAACGTGAATAATAGCCTCTGCTTCTGCTAAACTGTTCGCTGTGTATGGTACGATTAAATCATCTGCAGGTACAAATTTAGAAACTGCTCTTCCTAATAGATCATCGTAATAAACTTTTTTAAATGTAGAACCAGCTAGTGGTAAATGAAATAACATAGAATCAAACTCTGGCTCGTATTCTTTCATTTGATCCATAATTAAATAATTCATGAAATCTTTTACTCTGTGTGCTTGCTGATCTTTTTGTGGTGTTTTAACTCCTAAGATCTGCGTTCTTACTGGACCATCACTTGGTAATAATTCTTTATATGCTGTCGCTTGGAACTGTGTAACAGCTTCTGCTAGTACAGGGTGCGTGGCTCCTGAAGCACCTTGGAAAGGCTCTGTTCTATTTTCGTATTTAAATCCTAAAAGATCTAGACCAGTTGTGTAAGATTTCTCCCACTCTTTTCTAGACATTTTATAATCTATGTAATTATTTTTTAATTCAGATCCTAATGGGTCTAAAATATCTGCAGGTAAAATATCTGCAAGATTATCAAAATGAGAATCTGTACCAGGTACGTTTACCGCACTTGGTTCAAAGTCAATCGTTGCACCACCATCTTCTTCAGGTACAATTTCAACAGGGCCTTTTTCTTTGATTTCTTCCTTTATCTCGACCTCTTCTCCCGGAACTTTAATTTGAGTACGAGTGTTAGGAAGTCCTTTATCTATATCTGCCATTTAAACTCCTATCGTTTTCTACCACGATTTAATAAAAAATCCAAGCCTTGTGGTGTAGGTCCTGATTCTGGTGGTGGGCCTGATGGTTCGCCAGCTTCTTTAGCTATTCCACCGCCCGCAAGTTCAATTCCTTGTGGTGGAAGCACCTTATCTTTGATGCCACCAAAAAAATTAGATCTATCAGTTGCTCGATCTAAATTTCTTTGAGCCTCTAATTGTTTAACTCTTTCATCACCAGCTGCTGCCTTAGCTCGTGCCTCTTCTAAGGTCAAATCTAAGGTTGGATCTGGTCCTTCAATAAAACCAAGACCTGCTGGTATATCTATATTTAAATCTTTTAATGCATCTTGCTTAACAATAGCTCGTGCATCACGTTCCTCTGGTGTTAAAGACATAAATCTTTTTGTACCACCGATGATGTCTGTTCCTATTAAACCTTGTTCTAAAGTTTCCAGTATAGGTTTACCTTGTTTGTACGCGTTGTATGTATCATAAATAACTAAAGGTGCTGCCGCTATACCCAAAGTTTTAAAACCTGCCTTTAAATATTTTGCTCTTTTTATGTCGTCAGGTATACTTTTCGCCATTTCAAACAAATCTGTAACAACAGGCACTCTTGATTTAAGAGTTGGGCCTGCCGATGGAGTTTTAAAATAATTTTCAACTATATTTGATTTATTTGTTTTAGAATTAAACTCGATATTTTCTTTAACACCAAAAGTTGTTCCTCCTGTTTTAAATTGCATACCTGTTTTTAATAAAACTTCATCTGCTTGTTTTGCAAAATCCCCACCAGGGTTTTTTCTTAAATAGTCTTTTATTGCTTGAACCTGTGAGCCCATTCTTCCAGGAGCGTTAACAATATTATTTGGAAAAGCCGTGTTTAATTTTCCTTTTGCTACTTCTGAAATATGCTCTGGTGTATAGAATGTTTTTGCTTTTGCTTTTTCTCTAACTTTTTTTACAAATTCTTTGTCAGAAAGATCTTCATATTTATTAAATTTTATTGGTTCATCCATTTTTAAACCTGTAGTATCTATACTCATAGCGTATTTAATTTTAGGATCATTTAATATTTCAGCGTCCGACATTTTTAAAATAGCGGCGTTTTTATCTTTAATTGTGTCTATAACTTTTTTAGTTTGGTTAGCTGTTGTTTTACCTACTGCTTTAAAAGCAGCGGCTTCTCTTTTAGCTCTTACTGCAGAGCCTTTAGTTTGTATGTTTGCATACGGATTAGTTGTTGATTTTAGTGTAGGTTTTTTAATAGCGTCAGGTCTAAATAATTTAAAAATTCTTTTAACATTAGTTCTATTACCTTCAAACAATTTTTCAGCTATTGCGTTTGTAGACATACCCTTAGCTTGTAGCTCTAAAACTTTTTCAACTTTAGGCTGCCCTCTTTTGTAAGATCCCACTTTAAAACTTTCAAAAGGATTTCCACTTCTAGATTCTACGTAAGCTTTTATTATAGGACTGTTCCTAGTCAAAGGTGTGCCACCTCCAACAGTAACCCCTCTCTTGCCAGAAGGTTTAGGTGTTTTGTAACCTAGTCCCTTACCTATATCTCTAAAACTTTTTGTCTCTGGATTTTCTAAAAGATCATCTATTTTTTTAAATGTTTCTTCATTAAATTTAATAACACCTCTTTGATCAACAAATTTTATTGTATCTTTAAATCTTTCTTTTCCAGGTGCACTCCCTGCAATAATGTTACTTATTGAGGTAGGGCTTGCATTTATATTATTTTTTTCTATAAAATTTCTAATATCTTTTGTGCTGACCTCTGTTCCATCAGGTAAAGAATTTATGTACTCGACAACTTTAGCTACACCGCCTTTGTCAAAACCAGTTCTGCCACCATCTCTAAACCTTTCTCTTGGGCCTGTGAGGTAGTCCATCATCTGTTCGTAGTGTGCTATCTTCATTACATCCCCAACATATATGCAAGGCCACCGCCTGCTTTTTTGATTTTAGTTTCGCCTAGTTCTTCTAAAACTTCTTTGACAGCTGTATCACTTACTTCATCAATATCACCAAACGTACCATCTGTACTAGCCACTTCTTTCATCTCCTCATATTCATCTGGTGGTTTTTTACCTTTTGTATTTTCGTCAACTTTGTTTCTTCTAAGTGTAAATGTAGATCTATCTTCAATAGTATCAAAAGTTCTATCGTTATAGCTTCCAACACCTACTTTATCTTTTGTAACTCTAACATCACCCGTCGTTAAATCTTCTACAAGTTCGTATTCATTTCCATCTTTACCATCATATCTAATAACTCTCTCTCGTTCTTTTGTAGCTAAATTATCTGCAGGTTTACCTAATCTTTTAATTTTATCTACCAGCATTAAAAATTTATCGTAACCAAGTTTGACTCCTTCTTGAACTACAGGTCCTGCTGTTTCTGCAACTTTGGCTGCTGGTTTAAAAAATTTACCAACAACAGGTAGTGCTGCTAGTCCACCCATAAGTTTTATGAATCCTCTACGAGACATACCGCCTTTTTCAAAACCTAATCTCATCAAACCACCTTCTGCATGTTTTGTTCTATCTCTACCAATAATCATTTGTAATTTTTTTTCTAGATCTTCCATACTTTTTTTATCAGTAGCTTCATCTATACCAAGTGATTTCTTAAAATCAGCGACATCTATTTCTTCTCCACCTACACCATAAATTTTATCTCCAGATTTTTTAGGTTTAGATTTTTTTAATAAATTTTTTATAGCGTTTATAACACCACCAACGGACATCTCTATTCTGCCACCCATGGCTTTTTTATCTTTTTCCTCGTCTTGTTCGTTCATTTGTTTTATTTTTCTTTGTAAAAATCTATTTCCTAATATTCCTGTAGAAGCCACCGCTAACATTTCAGGAGCTAAACTAGCATCATCTGCCTTAGCTCTTCTCTCTACGCTTTTTATATAGTCCTTGTATCTTTGAAGCGGACTCTTCTCACTCAAAGCTTTTAGTAGCTTAGATATTGGTCCACCACCAACCATTTCTATTCTGCCACCCATGGCTTTTTTATCAGGGTCTTTCATTTTTTCTTCTAATCTTTTTGCAGCAGCTTTGTTCTCTTCCATAATCTTTTTTATATTTTCTTCTTCAGTAAGTTTAGGATCGATCATAGATTTTCTTTTAATCGTTTCCTTAGTTGTCTTTGGTGCTACACCTTTTTTAACATCACCAGACTCTAATAATTTTTCTATACCTTTTGATTTACCCCCTTGAATAACTTTAGGTTCAAAACCTTTGAACGCGTCCATGTCTGTTTTAAATCCAGAGCCTTCAAGAGCAAACCGATCACCCTCATTTAGGGGCAAACCTTTGTTCATCTTATCCATAATTGTGTCCAATCTATTTGGATCTTGATTAAAAAATTGTTGGTCTGATATTTCTTTTTGTTTTATCTCTGATAAAGTTCTAGCCAGATCATCTTCGCTCTTGATAGCTTTGCCTGCTGATACAGCATCTAAACCACCTTTTCTTAAATTATTATAAACATCTGTCATACCAATCTCAATGTCGGCAGCGTTTGGTAGAGATGTAATACCTTTACCCTGACCCATATTATTTTTGGCTAGTTGTTTACGGACGAAATTGTAAACTAGATTTGTAATGGTTTTCATTAATAATAAGTCCTCGGTCTAGGGTCTTTTTTTTCGTTGATATAGTCTTCAGGGTGTTGAATTAATCCGCCTTGCCTGAATCTCATGATAGCTTGTGTTGTAGAGTCCACAAGGTCGTCGTGATCACCGTTGGGGAATGCAGCACACTCCTCGATCACCTCCTCTGCAAATTTTTGATCTGGTGCCCATATCATACCAGACTCAAAAAGAGGTGCAACAGCATTGACTCTAGCATGTTTATCATTTCCTTTACTAGGTGTAAAGTTAATAACTGGGATGTCCATCTGCCTAAGCTCGTAGGTTAGTGGTAGTCCTGATGCTTTTGCTTCAACGATTACAGACTCAGGCTTCCAATAATCATACTGCTGTAACGCTAGTCGTCTTAGTTCTGGAAACTCGTATCTACCTTTAACAGCGTCTAATAATAGTAAATTAGCTGGACTATCTTCGTCTGGATAGAATATACCCCACGTTGTGATTGCAGAATAATCCGCAGTTTCTTTTTTTAAAAACGCTGTATCGTAAGATTGTATGACGTGATGTAGAGGTGGTATAGTTTCTTTATCGTACACGTTCCACCATTCACGTTTCAAGATCGCACCTTCCTCAGACGTTGGCGACTGCATCCACTGTGCATTCCATTTACCAACGGGCAATGAAGCTTTGACCTTTTCTAATTCTTCCTGGTTCCAATATTCTGGCCACACTGGTCCGTGTTCCATGATCGCCGGAAACTCGACCACGTGCCACTGATCAGACTTTGGTTCTTTCTGGTTAGCAACTAACTTAGCTGTTAAATCTTTGGTCGACCATCTTGTCATTACCAAGACAATCTTACCGCCTGGTTGAAGTCTTTGTCGTGGTCCTGATGTATACCATTCGTATGCTGACTCTAACGCTGTAGGTGACAACGCATCTTGCTCCGAGTGTGGGTCGTCAATAATCAATAAGTCCGCACCACGGCCCGTGATTGCTCCACCAACACCAGCAGCAAAGTATTCACCGCCTTGTGCCGTCTCCCAACGACCAGCTGCTTTCGAGTCTTCTTGTAGTGTTGTTTGAAAAATTTTTTTATAGTCGTCTGAGTCAATCAGATGTTTTGCTTTTCTACCGAACCGCACAGCCAGTTCTCCTGTGTGCGTTGCCTGAATAATCTTTAATTTTGGATTACGGCCCACCATCCACGCTGGCAAAAGATAAGATGCAAATTCTGATTTAGTATGTCTTGGTGGCATATTAACAATCAGACGATTTATTTTGCCCGTGGCTAATTTATTAAATTTATCTGCGATGTGCCTGTGGTGGGACCCCTCTACAAAATCTGGCCACATGCATTTTACAAAAGATAGAAAGTCACTCTTAGCTTTGTTCTGTATCTTTTTTTGTGCATGGAGCAGCTGTAGTCTTTTGAAGGTCTTCCGTACATCTGCAGGTAATTTTTCTATATTTACCTTATTCAAGTCCATGGTACCAAAATGTTTTTAGCAGGGTTCTATGTCTAAATCAAAGCATAAATACGAAAGCAGTGGGACCCCTTTTTGCGATTTTTTGGGGGTGGGGGGCGATACAACCTGTAATTGAGTTGCGATATGGGGCCCCGGGGCCCGTAAAATTTGGGCAACGGCCCGAAGGGCCGCGACCCAAAATGGACACAAAGTATATTGACTTGTCCCACACATTCCTATAGGCCGCCCCGAAGGGGCGGCCTATTTTAACTGGCCTGTGTTAAACTTAATCTAATAGCGTCATATATGCTTTAGGATTAAGCCTACTAAACTTACTTAATGCCTTTTGCATTTTGTCATGCTCTCCCATAGCTTCCGCTTGTTTAACTACATCATGTAACATTGCTTCATCACGTGTTAACATCTCAGATTTACCAGAGAAAGGGTTAGTTCTTTTTATTATTCTATTTTTATCCATGATCCCAGATTATCCTAGCGTTGTTGACTTGTCAATGGTTCTATGTTCATTTTGGGTTTACCACTATTGTTGCTACAATGTTCGTGGAACATTCTCCAGAAAACCCAAAATGGACACCGCGACCCAAAATGGACACTAACCTATATACTCCCTGCCCCAACCCCAGCCACCGTCCAAGGATAATGGATATTGTGGGATAAGTCAATAGACTTACTGTTCATTTTGGGCGACCCAAAATGAACACAGAGCCTTTGACAATGTATCCTAAATAATGTAGGATGAGTATATAAAGGAGAATAACATGAACACAGAAAAAGAAAACATAGAGAGTATCAACAGAGACAGAGAGATACTAAAGTTGGTGGGTGGTCTTCAAAAAAACATTAGATCTCTAAAAGAGATTACTGACCTTTTAACAACTAGAATAGAAAAACTAGAGAAGGGTAAGGATGAGTAATTTTTATATAACTTACTTCGCTAAGAAACATAAAAAGTTTATCACTCGTAAAGGTCAGTTTGATAAACCAGACGGGACTAAGGGTAAGGACTTTGTTTCTAAGAATG